GAGCTGTTGCTGATAACCTAGAAAATCTAGCCGCCGATGATACGTCAAAAACCTGAATATCATCATTGTAATTTGTAGCTATAACTAAATCACCAAAGTTACAAAATACCCAATACCCATCACTTGAAGTTGCGTAATCGCCACCGCTTGATCTTGTTACATCATCCCATGAAGTGCCGTTTAATTTATACAGTTTAGTAGCAGTCCCAGAAAATACATGAGTTGTACCATCACTACCGCGCATTGAAAAAGCACTATTTACATCAGATGGAACTGCATCAGTCGATGATTGTAATTGAAATACAGGCTTGTAAATACCGCCATAAGATAGGCAGTTTTTAGCCACTGTTAAACCAGTTCTATAAGAACCTAAATCAGGCTTCCATTCATTAAATGGGATTTCTTCCGATAGCATTATATGATATTACGCGCTACACCACGCGCCCCTCTTAATACCATTGTTGATGAATCTGCCTTGTTAATTTCAGCCAACATCTTTTCAATTCTGGCCTCAAAAGTGGCTTCTTTTTGCGTGTCTTGTGATGCAATATAAGCGTGTTTTAAACATACATAAAGATAAAATTCAGGGTATGAAGTCAATACCGTGTTTGTAGTATTAGATATGCTTAAATTGCTTATATTTCTATAGTAATCAATGGTTATGTTATATGATGCCGCAGGTATAGCGCCTAGTATAAAATTAGCTTCGTCAATGTGAAAATAAACAGGCTTTCCAGTTATGCCATATAAACCTTCACGAGAAAAGAATGAAGGGGATGCGTATTGAATCTCTGTGCCGTCCTCATGGTACATACTAACGGCTTCCCTATAGTTACTTGGAATAGCAACCGCATTATCACCTACAGTTGTAACCAGCGCAGAACTTGTCTTTAACTCACGGATACGTAAACGGCGTGACATTTCAGCCTCAGCCAAATAAATAATATCATCGACCCTATCGGATGTAAAAAACACATCGTTTGTGTCTTTTAATAGCCACGCATAAACCGCTGATTTTAATTCATTAAAATTACTTATCATTCCAATTCTCCGTGTGTTCGTGACCCCAATAAAAATGACCTACGTGTTTAACTTCTTTTGAAAGATCGTGGTCAATATAAACTTTATATCCTTTTTCTCTTGCTCTCATGCAAAAGAAAACATCCTCGCCTATGCCAGCTTTTACATCATAGAAAAAGTAAGGCATACCCAAGGATTCAAATACTTCTTTTTTAATTAGTATTAACCCTGTACCAACGTAATCAACCTCTTGAATCCCTGTAGAACCCTTAGAAGTCCATACGCAATCAACGCCATTTAAATCACGAGCATTTGTTCGTGGGTTTGATTCCTTGCGGACAATATTAGCCCCGATAATATCCTTATCATGAGCCATAAGCCTGTGAATCGTATCAGCAGGAAACATTTGATCGTCATCAACAAATAAGACGTGGGTTAAATCTTCGTTATTTAAGGCTCTTTGTACTAACGTATTTCTATTTTGTGCGATTCCCGATCCGCTAGCCATAATAGGGTATCCAAACACTCTAAACCCATGAGTAGGATTGGCATGATCGACAAAGCACCGACCCATCATTTGAGCAAGCGATAAACCAAATTCTGCTTTCCACAAATCACGAGAAGGAACACAAATATAGACAAGGTTAGTATTCATGAATCTTAAACGCTCCCATTTCACCCGATTTTACCATACGTATACATTCTTGCAAGGCTAAATCGTGTCCATGTCTATCGCAAGGATAACCTTTTGTGATACGGACGTTCTCAATAACATCAACTGGGATTGATGCTAGGTGGTGCATATTCTTAGGCGCGCTATTGTTGTAAACTTCCCGATAGGCTTTTACGTCATCAAGGAAGTCTGTTAAATCAACTTTAGTATAGGGGGTCATAACCCCCTCTTTAATCATTACGCCTGATTCTCGATTTTTGTTCTTATCGTAAAGAACTTTCATCGAGCGCACTCCGTAACGTGTAAGTTACCACCTGCCGATACTTGAATAGCTGAAATACGCTCGCCCTCTTGCATGGTAAAGTATTGTACTACGTTGGCTGGGAGGTAAATACTTGATGCTGTAGCGGTTACGCCTGTACCGATAACAATAAAGCAAGCCTGTGTTGCTACTACACGGATAACGCCTGATTTAGATGTAAATGCTGTTGAGTTACCAGCCGTACCTGTAAAGGCTACGTTTTGGTGAGCTCCTAAGCGGACAATAGTTAGATCTGATTTCATTTTTATGACTCCTATAAATTAGATAAAAAGTAGGGGGATTTCTCCCCCCACTGTATTAAGGTGCTGTTGCCGATACGACTAGAGTCGTACCTGTATCAACATATAAGTATACTTTTGTACCGTCTGAGCGACGCAACGCAATCGCTGTACGATCTGTATCAGTAACACCACGGATTAATTCAACGTCGACACCTGCCGCCCATTGAAAAACAACCGTATCGCCTGTACCTAGGAAATACTTTGTTTTACCGTCTGTTGCTACAAAACCGCCAAGAGCCATTAGGTTAAGTCCGCCACACGACCAAGTGCGCTTGGGTTACGAGGAACGAATGTATATTCAACCTCGATTGCCTTACGTTCTGCTGAACCTGTTTTAGCCAAGTCGATAACATTGAACGGACGCAAGTAAGCGACTTCCAATTTCTCTTTTTCAGCAATAAGAACAGAACGAGCGCGAACATAACGCGATACCATAGCTTTTACTTCACCGAAGTCTGATACGTAAATATCAACAACTGCGGTTACAGTTTTATCAGCTACATTCGTGTTACGGAATGAAGCACCTGTAAAGCCACCAAAGATACGCTTTTGTTTAGCTGGTAGAATAGCTAAATCAGGACGCGCACCTGCTGTGTACATAGCTTGCAATACGTCAAGGAATAAGTCCTCAGTAAATGCACGTTGTGTACCATCGGTTGCAGATTGAGTTGTTGTACCAGCCGCGCCAGAACCACCTAAAGATGAGTTACCTGTTGGAACCCATGCTTCAAATGAACGCAATGTACGGATAGCTTCAGTCGTGTTGTTTGTACCAGCTGTTGCCGCTTGGTTACCGCAGATAATTGCTTCTACGTCATTTTTCAATAATTGACCGTATTTAGCAACTGCATAAGCCATAGCGTCTTGCGCTCCAACTTGATCAACCGCCATTTGTGTTTCCGTTACAGAAACTACTTTGTTGGAGATTTGTAGTTGGTTAGTGTTACGTGTAGGAACGGCGATTGATGCGTTAGCATATTCGTCACCCTCTACTTGCGCGTTGTTGGTTGTTGAAGCAACCCAAGCGTCAGATGTCCACTCATGTAGAGTAGCGCGTGCCTTACCTTGTGCTGCGTTTGATAGAAGTGGTGTCTCAGCAGGGTTTAATCCGTAGATAACGTCCGCTAAAGACTCCTTGTTAATTGCTGTTGAATCATAAGAATCCAACACGTTTGTTAATTGTGCCATAATAGCTCCTTAAATAGTTTATTTGTTGTTTAAAATATTCTTGATCAATGGAACCGCGCTTGACGTAGTACCGTTGGTCTTGAATGACTGTCTAGCAGCTTGAAGTTGGTTACTATTTTGGAGTGGTCTTGGCTTTTGCGCTGGCTTCATAACCTTTTGGGGCTGTGAAGCAGGTTTAACAACTTTTCCTTGCATTTCATCATAACGTCTTGCCTTTTCTGCTATAATAAACAAATTAGGGTCGATGTTATTATTGATTTGATCGCCAGTGTAACCGTATGATTCAGCTAGATAGCCGTATAAACGATTAGCACCATCGGGTGTCATTAAATCAGGCATTTTTTGAGAGATTACGATAGACCCTTGCTTTTGCAATTCTTGTACTACTTGCTTAGCCTGTGCCTTAGTCTGCTCAACAGTGCCTCGAATAGCCATCAAACTTTGAATAGCTTGCTCCCGAGCCTTTTGTTGTCTATAGAACTCTCTAGGAGAAGTATCTAATAGATTTTCATCGGGTTCAGGTGGTAGTGTCCGCTCAACATAGTCGTTGACTTGTGTTAAGTAGGTCACAACCTCATTCAACTGCTCAAATTTTTGATTTACACCAGAAATTACAGATCGTTCAGTTTCTAAAACCTTACGCTCTTCCGCTAGTTTTTGGGTCTTTCTTGTATAATCCGATTCAAGTTGGTAGCCTTTAATCAACTCTTGCAACGGAACTTTTAATACTTGACCATTTACTTTGACTTCGTATAAATCGCCATCATCACCGCTTTCATCTTCGGTAGTTTCTTGCGATTCAACGTCATCACTAACGCTTTCTAGTTCGACTTCCGAGCCATCATGTGCAGGGGCATCTGTGCTTACCTGTTCGGCTGGTTGGTCTTGTGTAGGGTACAGAATTGATTTAATCGCATCCGCGCCCTGTGATGTAGTTAGATTACTCGTTTGAGTGTCATCCATTTATATACTCCCTGTATATCATTTTTTGGTTTTTTTATCAAGAGAAATATCAATCTCTCTCTTGATGTCCTGTTCAACTCGCTTTGCAGCCTTGTACGCATTAAACAAACCTTGAATCTCATGGGGCGCACACGATGATGGTAGCTTTTCCATTTCATTAAGGTATGCCTTACTCAATTTAGAAATAATA